CGTAATATACTTTTCTAATGGTTACGACCTAGAAAAGAGATTGCAATCAGAAGACAGAGCACACAGAATAGGACAAAAGCAAACAGTGACTTATGTCGATCTGATTTGTGAGAACACTGTTGATGAAAAAATTGTGAAGTCTTTAAGAGATAAAATAAATATTGCATCTGAAGTTTTAGGTGAAGAACTTAGAGATTGGATTTAAACCACGTCTCTCGCTGACCCAAGTATGGGTTTGTATTTTGTTTTACCCTCAGATCTATATGCATGTAAGAAAGATGCACGTCTACCTTCAGGTATCCAGCTACAATGTATCCACCCGCTATTCGGTTCACCCGGAGTGTAGAACTCGAGGATGAGCTGGTCCGGTTCAAGGTTTAATTTAATCCAATCAAAAAGTTCGGCGTTATCTACACCAACACATTCGAAGTCGGCGGCCTCAGCTTTGGCATGCTGCGATCGTGCCGAGCTACCAATGGCCATGCATAACTCTACGCTACGGAATCCGCTAGTTATCTTTACCCTGCCAAAATGGTCACGTATCGGCTGAAGAATATTTTCACACAACTCTTTTAATTTTTCTATTTGCTCTGCGTTAGGGTTATTGTTAATGCCCTTACGTATAGCAGTATCTGATTTAGTCAGCTCTGAAAGAGTAAAGTTCCGTGTAAGATTCATTATTTTGCGATGTCCGTAAGTAAAGTTATAAGAACAGCTCCCATACCACCAACTATCCAATACTCTAATCTTTTAATACGATCTTTCATTTCTTTAATTTGTTCAAAGGTTTGCTTTTGCATTATCCTGCAAAGCTTTTCATGAGATTCTATTTTTTGTAATGCCGATTTTTTCATTATGTTTTCCTACTAGCTATTACTTGTTCATCTGGTGATAGTAATGCTTGTTGTGTCCGTGTCAAGTTAGTAATAGGGTCTCTTTGTTGCAAGTTTGCTTGTGTATTTACTACTGGTTGACCTGTTTGTGGTAATGGTGGTGTTGATATACTTTCAAATAAAAAGTCATTTATGTCAGATTCAAAACTACCTGTTAATGGTAAACGTTTAAATTCTTTAAACATTAATCTTAATGTTGGTCTTACTTCTAAAAATATATTTGGGTCTCCTAAGTTTCTAGCTATCTCTTTAAATCTATCTTGAATATCCTCTGACGGATAGTATGGTTCAAATTTAGCTCTCGCTAAATCATTAAAAGTTGAGTCACTTATTTGTCTATCTTTAAATTCTTTTCTTAATCTTGAACTACTAACTCCCAGTATATTAGCTGCAGATATATTTTTATTCATTTCTTGTTGAACTAAAAACCTAGCTCTGTTTGAATTATAAAATGCTTGAATAACATCATTTGGTTTTATTCTACCACCACGTAATAATCCAAAATATCCACCCGTAAACTCTCTTCTAGAATTTCTTATACCTGTTTGGTATTCAGCTATTTTAAAACCCATGGATTGTAATGGATCAACTTTAATTGGTCTAAAGCCCATAAATCCTGCAAGTTCTGGTCCAATATTTAATTCATCACCACGTTTAGTTGGTAGACCAAAAGCAGCTTGTCCTAATCTTTGAAACTGTCTGTAAGATGGTGCAAGAGCTTGACCTAAATGTAAGAATCTAATTGCAGCTTTGTTTCCTGCAGGTGTTTGTTCCGTATATAGTTGTCTACCTTCTTTGGTTCTACCACCTCTTACAATTATATCTGCCGTGGCTTCAGTCCAAATAG